TACCAACATCCGCACACATGCAGCGGTCGAGATTGTCTATGTGACAGGTTACGGCGCTGCTATTACGAATATTCCGCAAACGCTACTGCAGGCCGTCCTTAAGCTAGCCGGGGACTTCTACATCAATCGCGATATCGCGTGCAATGTGACCCCTGAGATGGCCTTCGGAGTGAGTGACTTGATTGCTGGTGAGCGCAGGTGGCGGCTATGAGTGCGTGCCAGCGTGTAGGCCGCCTCCATCGGGTTGTATGCACCGGTGACATGGATCGCCAAATCTCACTGCAGCCGCGAGACATTGCCGCGCCTATCTGGGGCACTCCAGACTTTAGCGAGGTATTCGGGGCAGGTACCGTTGTATGGGCAAAGATTGACACGGTGACCGGCAAGACCTTCTTTGATAGCGTCAACCAGCAGGATCAGACGGTCACGCATGAGATATACATCCGGTACGACAGCACCGTCACGTCTGAATTATGGATACTCTACGAGAGTCGCCACTTCAAGATACTCGCTGTTGAGGATCTGGAGGAGCGGCACGAGTTCATGAAGCTGACATGCGTCGACAAGGGGGCGAGCAGCGTATGATTCGTGCCGAACTATCCCCAGACAGCGGCCGCGCATTTGTTCGGATGGCGAATCTCAACGGGATGACCCGCGAGGGTATTCGCTGGGCCTTCTTCGAGATTGGCCGAGACCTGAAGAACACTGCGAACACGGACATCTTGAAGAAGCCGAAAACCGGCAAGATATACATCATTCGTAGCAGCAACGGCAGGAAGCGCCGGCACCGGGCGTCCGCCCCTGGGGAATCGCATGCCAACCTCACCGGGAAACTACGCCGGTCAATCGGCTGGCGCGTTCGGGGTGACACGATGCTCCGCTTCGGGTACGGCCTGCAAGAGCGTGCCCCTGATTATGCGGCCTTCGTCGAAAACGGCACGAGCAAGATGGCAGCCCGTCCATCACTGGAAAACAGCGTGAAGAAGAATCTGCGCAATGCGGAGGTTCACTTTGCGCGGTCCCTGAATCGGAGATTCGAGATATGAAAGCCTCCGACATCGTCCAGCACCTCGCCGCCGTGCTCCCGAAGTATACGAACAAGTTCACGCGGAACGTTGCGGTCAGTGCCCTGTCTCAGGTGGCCGGCGTTGCAACAGCAACGGCTACTGCGCACGGCTTAGTAGTTGGTGATCAAGCCAACATCCAAGGGGCAAAGCCACCCATCCCCATCACGACCCTGACGCGCTCCGGCACTACCGGCACGATGATAACTGCTGTAGCGCACGATTTGACGGCGTACACCGGAGCGACGGTCGAGATCGAAGGCGCTGTGGAGGCCAACTTCAACGGGACTTTCACTATTCTGACAGTGCCGGACCGCTACACGATAACGTTTACCATGGTTGATTCTGGGGCGACGACAGCAACAGGTACGCCTGTCCTACTGAATGGTGCGAACTACCTTAACCAGTATGACGGCCTGCGGGAGGTACTCACCGTCCCGGACGCCAATACGTTCACGTTCGCCGTCAACGCGACGACGCCTTCCCCTGCTCACGGCACCATTGAGGCGCGTTGTTTGCCTCAGGTGAGCGCTGTCGTCAGCGAGGAGATAATCGCGAACGCATATACCCGACAGGATGCCCCAACGGACCTATGGGCCTTCGTCGTCCTCGGTGACGTAGTGGCGAACCGCAGCCGCGATACCAATACCGACGCGACCTCTGACGTTCGCACGGGGGATTACTTCCGCCAGCTCATCATCCAGCCGATGACCATCTACGTGGTAGTACCTTCGGCGCTTGAGAACGCAGCAAGGAGCGCCCGCGACCTGTGCGAAGAGCTCCTACAACCACTCACGAAGAGTCTACTGTTCAAGCGCTTCCCGACCTATCTGGCCGTGTCCGATAAAGGAGCGCTACAGTTCACAGGACACGGCTTTGCCGGTTATGCGCGCGGCTACTATATGCACGCCTTCCAGTTCGAGCAGATGGCAGAACTGACCTTCGATGACACCATCGGATACGACGATAACGTGGCCTTCCGCGATATCACCATCGGCATCACTCCGCAGCAGGGGAACCAGGTCGAAGTTCTCACTGCCAATATTAATTTAGATGACACTGGGGTATAATTATGGCTAATATCCGTATAAACAAAACTTTTGGACCCTACAAAGAGGGGCAGGTGGTGCGGGTGGATACTGACGCTGATGGCGTTCCTCTGGAACCGTACTGGCGCCGCCGACTACAGGATGCACAGACCGATGGGTGCTGTGAGATGGTACAACCTAAGGCCGCTGCGACGAGTCGTAAGGCCAGCAGCAACGAGAAGGAGTAAAGCATGGGCAGCATCATCAACCAGCCGCGCGTCACCGTTAACATCGTCCCAGCGACTACGGACGTCAGCAACGTCCCACAGCGCATCCTGTTCATCGGACAGAAAGTCGCGGCAGGCACTGCGACTGCTGGCGCCCTTAATGAGAACATTCTCAACGACAACTCTGAGGATACGCTCTTCGGCGCTACTTCGATGCTGGCCGGTATGATCCGTGCAGCGAAGAAGCTGAACCAAGTTACTCAGATGGACGCCATCGGCTTGGACGATAACGGGGCAGGTGTCGCGGCCACGGGCACCATCGCCCTGACCGGGACGTCAGCAACCGAGGCAGGGACTCTGGTGGTTCGCGTCGGTTCTCAGGTAAACCATCAATACAGCATCGCGGTAACTCTGGGGGATACGCCTACCGTCATCGGTGATGCAATCGTCACGGCAATCACTGCTGATACCGATTCCCCGGTGACCGCTGCCAATGTGACCGGTACAGTAACTCTTACTGCCGTCAATAAGGGTACGCTGGGCAACTTCATCGGCATCGAGGTCGACGGCTCCGTAGGCGGCATCACATCGACCGTTACCGGCATGGCCAGCGGCGCGACTGACCCGACCCTGACCACTGTATTCGATGTTATCGGTACCAAGCGCTACCAGACCATCGTCTGGCCGTACTCGGCGGATACCTCCGTCCTACGCACCTTCCTTGATGCTCGTTTCAACGACGCTAACCGCGTCCTGGATGGCGTTGGTATCACAGGCAGTCAGGATAGTCTGGCGAATCACCTGACGGCACTGAACCTACTGAACAGTCAGTCGCTCGTGGTCATCACTGACAAGGCCGAGTCAGAGACCAATTTTAAGGGTCCGGCGTTATTCGAAATGCCACAGGTCAAGTCAGCCGAGCTCGCGGCTATCCGTGCCCTGCGCTTGACTGACGGGGCCGGTATTAGTCAGTTCGTTATCACCACGAACGGTCCTCTGGATAGCTTCGGCGGTCCGGCTCTGGCATCAAAGCCTTACTTCAACACCAACTTCCCGTACCTACCGCTCGTCAAGACTGGCCGCGGCTGGAACGATACCGAGATAGAGCAGCTGAGCGGCATCACTGGTGCAGGCGGTACCGTCCTCGGTATCAACTCAGCCGGTAACACCGCCATCGCGGGCGAAGTGGTTACGACCTACAAGACGGACAGCGCCGGCAACGCAGATGTGAGCTTCAAGTACCTGAACTACGTCGATACCGCAAGCGGGGCGCGTGAGTACTTCCACAACAACCTCCGTGCGCGCTTCGCGCAGAGTCGTCTCACTGCTGGCGATGTGCTACCAGGTCGTGACATGGCCAACGATATCGTGATTGAGGCGTACTGCGTCAAGCTGTATCAAGACCTCAGCGGCCCTGATTATGTCCTCTTACAGGCAGGCGACACCGCGCTGAAGTACTTCAAGGACAATCTGACAATCACGCTGGACCTTGCTACTGGCAAGGCTACCATCCAGATGATCGTTCCGCTGGTTACCCAGCTCCGAGAGGTACTCGCTACCATGAAGATCAGCTTCGATACAGGCGCATAAGGAGTAAATCATGTCTGAACAACTCAGTAATGTCAGCGTCATCGTCAACAACGACCTGATCGCCATCATCCCAAACTCCTTCACGTTCACCGAGGGCCTCGGTGAGCAGACCGTGCGAGCGGCCTCCGCCGGCGGCGCTCAGGTGGAGCAGGTGTTCAGTGACAATGTTGAGATGCGCTACAGCACAGTCAAGTTCGACATCCCTGCAACTATCAGCAACATCGATAAGGCAAAGCAGTGGAAGCAGAACAAGAATCAGAACCTCCTGCAAATGGCAGGCAAGACCGTCGACGGCAACATCACACGGACATTTTCGCAGGCGGCGCTCCTGTCGAACTACGAGATTGGCGTGGCCTCTGACGGCAAGCTCAGCCTCGAATGGCGCTCGAATCCGGCTGTATAAGGGGTAACATATGGCAAAAGAGATCACTTTCACTCTTTCGGAGCCAGTGAAGTACGGCGACAAGAGCGGGGAACTCCAAGAAGGAGCCTTCCTTACCCTACTCCCACCGACGTCGAAGAACATGGCAGAATGCGCGGCCTTAAAGCAGGCGTTCTTCCGTGCTCTACCGAAAGATGGTCAGATGCAAGCCGAAGCGGATGCCGCGGACAGTAACGCGGAGGTCACCGGTGATGCGGTGATGACACTGATCGCTATGTCGAAGGATGTAGAGCTGGCGTCGGTCCTGACCATAGGTAGAGAGCTCCTGACGTCCGGTGTGGCCCTTGTCGACGGTGAGGTCAAGATGACCAAACCTATCGCCGACACAATGTCTCAGGACGATTTGGAGAGTGCCATCGGCGAGTATATCGCAACTTTTATTATTGCTTCGGCATTGCGGAAAGCGAAGAAGACCTCCTAGACGTCATTGAGGACCTGGTGATCTTCTACGAGGGCGGGCTGGGGTACACGGAGGCGTGCAACCTGCCCTTGCCGAGGCTGAAGCGCCTCCACGACAAGGCCAGCAAAGTCTCTCACAAACGCGCCGCTGAGGCTGAAGCGATAAGGACACAAGCGGGGATCAAGTAATGGCCACGAACGTCATCTTTTCCTTCATAGCAATTGATCAGTTCTCCGCTATCGGGAAGAGCATTGCACGCACCTCGCAGACCATGCGCGATAAGTTCGCCGGCGTATCGGAATCCGTCAAGCGAGCGGATGAGCGTATGGATGCGCTCGCTGCGCGGGTGAAGAAGACAGCTGCAGGGATGAAAGAACTCGGGGAGAGTCTATCTCTTCGCGTAACGCTGCCCATAGCCGCTGCCGGAACCGCAGCCCTCATCCAATCGTCCAAGTTTGAGCAGTTAGGTATCTCCTTCGAGGTTATGGCAGGTAGCGCCGAGAAGGGGCGCAAAATCATGGAGGATGTGACGAAGTTTTCCGCGGCCACCCCGTTTAAACTAGGAGAGGTAGCGGATTCCGCCAAGCAGCTCCTGTCCTTCGGCGTCAAGGGCGAAGAGGTGACAAACGTACTCCGGCGCCTCGGTGATATGGCAGCGGGTACCGGAAAGCCCTTGGGCGAGTTCTCGCTCATCTACGGCAAGATACTAGCCAAAGGTAAAGTTTCCGGAGAGGAGGTTCAGCAGCTGGCTGAGAAAGGTATCTCTCTGACGTCGGCCCTTGCTGAGAAGTACAAGGTATCCCCCCAGGTTATCACGCAAGCAGTTACCGCTGGAAAGATTACCTTCAAAGAGTTCAACTCCGTCCTTGAAGATATGACCAACAAGGGCGGTCGCTTCTACCAGATGACGCAGAAGCAGTCACAGTCACTCGGCGGCCTGTGGTCAACTTTCACCGATAACATCGACTTGGCGCTACGTTCCGTAGGCGACGCTATTGTGCAGTCGACTGGACTGAAAGACACCCTTGCTAGCGCTGCTAACTGGATGAACGACCTTGGCGCAAGCATCGCGGCTTTTGCCAAGGAGCATCCGAAGATCACGAAGTTTATCGTGATATTTGCGGGTGTCCTTGCGGTGGTGGGGCCACTGCTCGTGGGCCTCGGCATAATGGCGCAGGTCATCCCGCTGGTAGCGGCGGGAGTAGGGCTGTTGGGGGCCGCGTTCGGTCTCCTCATGTCACCAGTTACTTTGATCATCATGGCTATTGCTGCTGTCGCTGCTGGGGCCTACTACCTCTATCAAAAATTCGAGATCGTTCGTACCATCGTTCATGCCTTGATACACCCCATCGACACGCTCAAGGCTGCATGGGGGGAAGTGGTTGCGTTCTTCAAGAGTTCCCCAGAGGCTTTTCTTGGACCGTTCGGGATGATAAGCGCAGGCATTAAGTTCCTCTATAAGAACGTGGCATGGTTCCGCGATGGCGTTGATACCATGATAGGTGCTGTGCGCGAGCAGATAGAAGGTCTCGTTCATGTCTGGGAGCGTATCAAGGGCGTTTTCACTTCTGAGGTTCCGGCAGCGGCGGTCAA